TGCAGAAATGCGGTGGTTTGGTTTTACTCGACCAAATCACTTTTAAACCGAGTAGCTATAAATACAAATTTTAGAAAATTTTTACGATTTTTAAGAAGAAATCGTGTTCACGTAGCTAGTATTATTGCTGAGCTAGAAGATGATATTGTTACCTTCTTATTTGAAGATAATAGTATTAATTATAATAGTGATTCTCTTATTTATAGATATGACCTTATACAAAATTTGACTTATAATTGGAGTCAGAATATGGAATATCAAAGAGATCTCACTAGAGAATGTGTAGAATCAAATCCAGGTCCTTTAGATCATGATACGAGGGATTGTTATTTTGCACACTATAATATATTTAATCACCTTGAAGATTATTCCGATGATGAAACTGAGATTCAATATGTTGTTGATTTCAGTTTCAATTGTGATATAGATTGTGAAGGTGATTTTGAATATATTGATTGGGAATGTTCCAGTGATGCTTTTGACGTAGATTACGTGGAGGAACTTCAAGCTGATGAGTCTGATTACTCTGACTCATCTAGTAGTGATTCATCATCTAATAGTTCTTCCGATGTATCTTATACATCAACAGATGCAAGTGGAAATACTTGGTGTTCTTGTGAAGATAATTCGGATGAGGAGAATGAAATGATGAGAGAATGGTATCAGTCCCAGGATGTAAAATTCTTCATATTAACTCAAAATTCTGAAATAGTTGAACGATGTAATGATTATATATCTCTTTACTTTGCTAGGAGATGGTATGAGCATAATGATACAGAGATTGATTTTGTTTTATCAGAGTTGCGTAGAAGTGAGGATATTATAAATTCACTAGGTGGATGGGTTAAAGATTTAACTGATGAAGGAATAGAACCAAATCCAGGACCTGATATGTCTGCTATTATTTTAACAGCAGAGGCCTACTATGGTAAGCAGATAGATTTCGTTGAATCTCTGTTAATCTTCACTTATAATTGTCATTCCGCGAAATGTAAAAATGATATAGTGGTTGCTATTTTAAATTATTTAAAACATACAACTACTTCAGGTTCATTGTTAACATCGGACTTAAGTGCAAATCTAATGGAAAGAGCCCAACAGATTTATGATATGTGCCTACAGAGTGATGACGGC